TAAATGAACTGGAGCTGTTCCTGTTTGGGCTTGGCGCACCTGAATCACTGGAGACAGCAAAAAACGACTAGAGGCCGATAGCTGGCTTTATTTTGAAATGTTCCTAGCTACTGAGCTAGGCATGACCGTAAGCCGGCTTCGGCAAGAACTTACTGATGCAGAGTTCATTCATTTTGCCGCCTACTATGAGGTGAAGGGTAAACGCGAACGCCAAGAAATGGATAAAGCAAAGCAGCGCCGCTAGACTGGCGGAAAGGTCGGTCTAGCAGTGGCTGTTTCTGTTCTCGATATTCAGGTAAACAGCCAGGGTGCTGTAAGGAATCTGCGTGATGTAAGCAGTGCCAGTAAATCCGCAGAATCCGCAGTTGGCGGGCTTTCAAAAGCATTAGGGCCTTTACTAGCTGCATTTAGCGCGGTTTCTGCCGCTAAATTTGTTTTCGCTAAAACAGCAGAACTTGAGACACAAACAAAAAGCCTTCAGGTTCTAACAGGTAGCGTTCAACAGGCCAAATCAATTATTCAAGAGCTACAGCAGCTTGGTGCGATCACACCTTTTACAAGTACAGAGCTGATTGACACTGCCAAACGTCTTAACGCTTTTGGAGTTGAAGGCGACAAAGTTGTTGAAACCACTCGGCGCCTTGCCGATGTAGCCGGAGCCACTGGCGCAGAGCTTCAGGGCCTGGCCACTGCCTATGGCCAAGTACAAGCCAAAGGTCGGCTGCAAGGTGAGGAGCTATTGCAATTCCAAGAGCGCGGCGTTGCGCTTCAGGAAGAATTGCGAAAAATGTATGGCTTGACTGGTGATGAGTTTCAGAAAGCACTTAGCAAAGGTCGCATCAGCGCAGAGGCAGTAGAGGTAGCTGTCAAACGACTTACAGATGCTGGCGGCAAATACGCTAATGGCGCAATTGCGCAGAGTGATACGCTGCAAGGCAAATTTAGCACACTGACAGATGGTGTTGAGCAGCTTGCTAGGACTATTGGCACAGTCTTAGCGCCGGTATTAAAAACAGTCCTAACGCAAGCGATTCAAACCCTTGATGCTGTAAATGCCGTATTAGCGGCTGGACGTGGCGGTGGGATTACAAGAAATCTGGCTAGCGCAAATGCAGCTATCAGCCTCGGAGCAACATCTGATGGAATTGATCGTGTTGCTAAAGGTCTTAGCCAAATTAGCAACCAAAAAAACAAAGCTGGAATTCAACAGAATTTACAGGCGCTTGCGAATTATCAAACAACTCTTCAACGCATTGGCGCGGAAGATCCAAATGCTAATCGAGCTGTTCAGTTGCAGGGTGCTATTCAGCAGAAAATTCAGCAGAACCTAGCAGCACAGCAACAATTAAACAAAGTCCAGTCAGTAGTATCAAAACCAACCGCGATACCTGCACTGCTTGGTGAGACTGGAGGCGGTAAGAAAAAAAAAGGTAAAAGTGACGCTGAAAGAGCCGCCGAAAGAGCCGCCAAAGCAGCAGCCAAAGAATCAGAACGCGTCGGCCAAGTCATTCGTGATCGGTTAGCAGAAGGCGAGCTATTGCGTATTAAATCTGGCCTGCAAGATAAAATTGCCGCCGCTGAAGCATCTGGCGATAGGATGCTTGCCGCAAGGCTGCAAGGCCAACAAAAAGAAATTGACATTCAATATCAATATGCGCAAGCATTAGCGCAAGAAAAAAATGTACGCGCACAAGAGGCCATCATCTTTGAAGGTAACACTAGGCTAGTTGCTAATCAGCGTGACACACAACGCGAACTTGCCGCAATTCAAAGGCAAAATGAGCAAGATGGGCTGCAATCAATTACAGCATACCTAGAAAAACAATACGAATTAAACACTGCATTGCAGCAACAGAAATCATTGGCAGAAGGCATCTCAAGCACTCTTGGCCAAGGCATGTCATCAGTTTTTAGTGCATTGATCTCTGGCACCGATAGCTGGGGTGCCAGTTTACAACAGATTGCATCTAAGGTATTGGTTGATATCGCTAATCAATTAATCCAGATATTTGTTATTGAGCAGGCTGTCAGTGCGATTAAATCATTCCTGACGCCGTTTAGCTCATCTACGCCTTTGGGCGCTGGCGGCGGCCAGGTCGGCAAGTTTGGCACCCTTGGCCCTAACTACGGCATCGCTCAGCGCGCCATAGGAGGCCCTGTAAGCGCCGGCAGCCCGTACCTAGTAGGCGAGCGCGGCCCGGAGCTGTTCATGCCTTCCAGGGGCGGCAGCATCATCCCTAACAACGCCCTAGGCGGTGGCGGCACCAGCGTTGTGGTCAATGTTGATGCAAGCGGTTCCAGCGTTCAAGGTGACCAAGCGCAAGGCAAGCAACTTGGTGTTGCCATATCGGCTGCGGTGCAGGCAGAATTGGTTAAGCAACAACGCCCAGGTGGTCTCTTGGCTGGCACCAGACGCTAATGGCAACTTTTCCTAGCATCACGCCTACCTACGGCGCCCAGAAAACCAACCAACCCAAAGTGCGCCAGGTGCAATTTGGTGACGGTTACTCCCAACGGCTGACGGTTGGATTAAATCAAAACCCTAAGGTTTGGAGTCTAACGTGGGAGGTATCGGAATCAAATGCTGATACCATCGAAACATTCCTTGATGCACGCGCTGCCGATAGCGCATCATTTACATGGACACCACCGGATGAAGCTACTGCTTACAAATGGATCTGCTATGATTGGTCAAAGTCTATCCCCTATCTAAACCGCGCTACAATTCAAGCTACATTCACCCAAGTTTTTGAGCCCTAATCCCATGAGCACCATCGTCACACGGTCCGGTAAAGGCAGCCCTCTTACTCACGCCGAAGTTGATGCTAACTTCACCAACCTCAACACTGACAAAGCCGGCTACATCACTGGTGAAGGCGGTACGGTCACGCAGGCAACAAGCAAAGCAACTGCCGTAACGCTTAACAAAAAATGCGGCCAGATCACAATGCACAACGCATCACTAGCTGCTGATACCACGGTGAGCTTCACGCTGACCAACAGCACAATTGCTGCCACCGACCTGCTGGTGCTTAATCATGTCAGCGGAGGCACTGCTGGTGCATACCTGCTCAATGCCCAAGCAGCAGCCGGATCGGCTTCCATTAACGTCCGCAACGTAACCGCTGGCTCTTTGTCCGAGGCTATTGTGATCGGCTTTGCCGTAATCAAGGCTGTAACTGCATAATCAATGAACTACGTTGTAACCGGCTACTGGATTGCTGGTTATGCAGTCGGAGATAGCGAAGCGTTATTAGTTAGTGCATTACAGGAGATTGCTCCTGGCGCATTGATTGAACTGTTTCAGCTTGAGCTAAATGTAGCGCAGCATGGTGTGGCGGAAACGTACTATTTCCATGCTGGCACCAATGCCAATGGCTACGGCGATTTGGTATGGAATGGGCAAGCATACACGGCAATGCCAATAGAAGTAGAAGGTTTTGAATACAGCAGTCAAGGTACATTGCCGCGCCCCAAGATGCGAATCAGCAACATAATGGGCACCATTACAGCGTTGATATTGACTCTGCCGGAAGGATTGGAAGGTGCTAAATTTACGCGCATTAGAACACTAGGGCGGTTCCTTGATGCGGTTAATTTTCCAGATGGCGCCTACGTCGTAAGTGGATATTGGGTGATTGGTTATGAAAGTGGCACAAGTGCCACGGCTGATCCAACTGCTGAATTTCCACAGGAAATTTACTATGTAGATCGCAAATCAGCAGAAAACCGCGACGTAGTGGAGTTTGAACTTGCTAGTGCGTTTGATATGGCCGGCATCCGTGCGCCAAAACGTCAATGCATTACACGTTGCCAGTGGGTTTATCGTTCTGCTGAATGCAGCTACACCGGCACCAACTACTTCAACGTAAGCAATGTTGCCGTAGGTAACGCAAATGAAGACGTATGTGGCAAGCGTGTTGATAGCTGCAAGGCAAGATTTGGTCAAGTAGCCGAACTGCCATTTGGCGGCTACCCAGGCATCGGGACATTCTTCGCATGAACTGGAAAGACGCTGCCCTAGAACATGCTCAGATGGAGGATCCCCGCGAGGCGTGCGGGTTGGTCGTAATCATCAAAGGCCGCAAACGCTATTGGCCGTGCAAGAACCTTGCTACGCAGCCAGATCAGATGTTTGTGTTGGATCCAGCGGATTATGCCACCGCTGAGGATGCTGGTGAGATCACATCCATTGTGCACAGCCATCCGATCACCATGCCACTGCCTAGCGAGGCCGATAAAGTGGCCGCAGAAGCCAGCAATCTGCCGTGGCATATCGTCAATCCAAAGACCAAGGCATGGGGCTTGTATGTGCCATGCGGCTACCGCTCACCGCTGATCGGTCGGCAGTGGGTGTGGGCCGTGCAGGATTGCTGGACACTGGCGCGGGACTGGTACAGCGAGCATGGCATCGCATTGCGTGATTGGCAGCGACCAACGGATCCAGCGGATTTCCTTGCTTCGCCGATGTTTGACGGCTGCTGGGCGGCAACGGGATTCCGGGAGCTTGAAGAAGATGAGCAGCTCGAAAGCGGTGACTTGTTGCTGATGTCGATCAATGCACCAGGGTTAAACCATTGCGCTGTCTACATAGGTGATGGCATGGTGCTTCATCATTTACAGGCTCGGCTTAGCAGTCGGGACATGTATGGTGGCTGGTTAGCTAAGATGACAGGTAGGAGGTTGCGCCATGCTCCGTAAAATCAAGCTCTACGGTCAGCTAGCTAAGTTCATTGGCAAGCGTGTGCTTGAGGCAGACGTGGCCACTGCGGCAGAAGCAGTACGGATGCTGGTGGCTAATTTTCCTGGCCTTGAGAAGCACATGGCGGATCAACACTACCGCGTGACAGTAGGAACCTACGACTTGGCGTTAGATGAAATCCATGATCCAGCCGGGCAGCAAGACATCATGATCGTTCCGGTGATGGCTGGGGCTGGTGGTGGTTTTGGCAAGGTTTTGCTAGGCATTGGCTTGATTGCAATATCCTTTCTTTTGCCAGGGGCTGGAGCATTTGGTACAACCAGTCTTTTTGGTGTTAGCGCGGCTCAAGGCGGTGCTTTCTTGGCTGGCATTGGTACGTCGTTGAGTTTGGTTGGCGCAAGCCTTGTTCTTGGCGGCGTTGCACAACTTATATCACCCGTCCCCAAGGTACCCCAAGGCCCTAGTAGCGACAACGACCCGCGCAAGACATTTAACTTCTCGGGCATTCAGCAAACATCACGGCAAGGTGTGCCGGTCCCTTGCGTCTACGGCCTTACGCTGGTTGGCAGTGTGGTCATATCCGCTGGCACCGACACTGTGCAGGTGAGAGCATGACAATTATTGGGGCTGGCGGCAACGGTGGTGGTAAGGACGGCGGCGGTGGTGGAAGCAGCCGCACGCCATCAACAGCACCCGACAGCCTTGACTCAAGGCAATATGCCAACGTCGTTGACTTGATTTCAGAAGGCGAAATTGAAGGCTTAGCCGATGGATTCAAATCTATCTTCTTGAACAATACGGCTCTACAAAATCCAGACAATAGCTACAACTTCCAAGACGTAACAATCTATACACGCAATGGCACTCAAAATCAAACCTACATTCCGCTGACTTCAGGCGTTGAGGACGAAAAGCCTGTGGGCATTACTGTGGCTCAAGCTGTGCCGCAAGTGCGAACTATCACAGACGTTGATGTTGATGCTGTTCGTGTTACCATCGCCATCCCATCGCTTCAGCAAATCAATAATACCAACGGCGATACATCGGGCACAAGCGTAAGTTTGCAAATCGCAATTCAATATCAAGGTGGCGGCTATACGACAAAAATTGATGACACCATAAGCGGTCGTACTGCGGATGAATATCGCAAAGATTATCTGATTGAATTGGCACGACCAAATCCGTCGGATATTGTTGATGTCAAAGTTACGCGAATCACGGCCGACAGCAATGATTCCTTGCTGGCCAATGCGTTCAATTGGAACAGTTACACGGAAATAGTTTGGGCAAAGCTAACGTATGCAAATAGTGCATTAGTTGGATTGCGCGTAGATGCAGAACAATTCAGCAGCATCCCATCACGTAGCTACCTAATCAAAGGAATCAAGGTTCGGATTCCAAGTGGTGTAACTGTTGAACCGACAACTGGACGCATTATTTATCCGACCAACTTTGTCTGGAATGGTACGTTTGCAGCAGCTACCTGGACATCATGCCCAGCTTGGATCCTATGGGATTTGCTTATAGGCACTCGCTATGGGTTGGGCAATCATATTGCCGCATCACAACTAGATAAGTGGGCTTTTTTTGCCGCCAGCAAATACGCTAATGCACTGGTAGATGATGGTTTTGGCGGTCAAGAAGCGCGATTTAGTTGCAACACCTCAATCCAAACTGCCGAAGAAGCATATAAGCTGGTCAATGACCTGCTATCGGTCATGCGGTGCCAAGCGTACTGGAGCATTGGCAGCCTGACCATTGCGCAGGATGCGCCATCAGATCCGGTGTACCTGTTCAACCAAGCGAACGTAACGCCCGAAGGTTTCAGCTACAGCGGCAGCAGCTTGAAAATCAGGCCCAACGTGGCAGTGGTTAGCTACCTCGATCTCAACTTGCGGGACACGGCCTACGAGGTAGTTGAGGACACCGACTCCATTGCCAAATATGGCGTAGTCAAGTCCGAAATCAGCGCCTTTGCCTGCACCAGCCGTGGCCAAGCCAACCGCATTGGGCGTTGGCTGCTGTTTTCCGAACGCTACGAAGGGGAAGTATGCACCTTTGCATCAAGTCTTGATGCAGGGCAGCAAGTACGGCCTGGGCAGATCATCCTGATCTCAGATCCAGTCCGAGCTGGTTCGCGTCGTGCTGGTCGCATCAGTGCAGCGACAACGACAGAAATCACAGTTGACGATTCCGCTGATACCGACCTTAGTATTGCAACTGGTTCATTGCTAAGCGTAATTCTGCCTGATGGCAGCGTTGAACAACGTCAAATAACCAGTGTTGTTGGCAGGGTAATTACACTGCAAACCGCCTTAAATGATGTGCCAAATGTCAACAGCATTTGGATTCTTGAAAGTCCAACACTTGAAGCATCTATTTGGCGTGTGCTCAGCATCAACGAATCAGATGGTATTAACTATGGCATCACAGCTATAGCGCACAATGAAAGCAAATATGCCTACATAGAAGATGGTGCGCCACTTGAATTTAGGGATACTAGCAATCTCAATGAAATTCCTGGGCAGCCAAGTGAAGTAGCAGTTGTTAGCACTCCGCAAGTTGGCGGAGAAATAAGTCCAGAAGTGCAGTATGAACTCAATGGACGCATCGCCGTTAAGATTACATTTGGATGGTTTGCACCAAAAGGTATCAAAAAGTTTCGCGTCAAGTATCGGTTTGAAGATGACAATTTTACAACGGTCACAGTTCAAGGAACTACGTTTGACATCCTCGACGCAAAAACTGGCAATTATCAGATCCAAGTAAGTAGCATCAGTTCTTCTGGCCTTTTGTTCAGCGAGCCTGCATTTGCTAATTACACAGTAGCTGGGCTTGGTGCGGCGCCGTCAGACGTAAGAGATCTCAGCGCTATTGCTACTGGTGAGGACATGCTAATCCTCACATGGAAGCAAGCTCCAGAACTTGACGTGCAAGTTGGTGGCCGCGTCATCATCCGGCACGATCCACGGGCATTGGCAAGTGCCGAATGGAACAGCAGTAATGATATTGTGCAAGCAGTGGCTGGCAGCTCAACGCAAAAGCAAGTACCATTACTGCCCGGAACCTACTTTCTAAAGTTTGAGGACTTCCTAGGTAATCGCTCAACTAATGCAACCGGGATTGAAATAACACTACCGCAACCAGAGTCGCGAATTATTGCAAAAGAATGGGCCGAACAAAGTCTTGCTACACCATTTAGCGGCACAAAAACAAACTGCGCCTATGACTCAGGCGAGACTGCGTTAGTGTTAACGCCAGACGTTTATGTGTCTCCAAGCTACTGGGAAACTATTTATTGCGTTGGTGACTGCGGTGCGGAATACCAATTTCAAGATACTTTCGATCTTGGTGCGGCATATGATTTTAGGATCAGACGTTACATCGTAAGCTATCCGATAGTCTTTGCATTATTATTTGATTCTATTAGTGGTGACTTTGATGCGCAGTCAGGATTCTTTGATGGCACAGTAGCGGATCAGATTAATGTTGCAATGTATGTGCGCACCACGCCAGACGCCCCAGCTGGATCGCCTACATGGGGACCATGGACTGAGTTTGTTAGCGGAATGATCCGTGGCCGTGGCGTTCAATTGAAGGTTATTTTTACCACCGAGACGGAATTAGTAGGTGTTGCAATTGACGAGCTTGGTGCAGAACTTGAGCTAACGCGGCGCGTTACCAGCAGCCTTGCCACTCAAGCCAGCAGCAGTAGTGCCGTCACATCAATTACATTCCCCAATGCTTACTATAAAGCCGTTACTGTTGGTGATCCATACTACAACTTACTGCCAAGCATTGGCGTGACGCCATTATCAATTGGAGCAAACACCCATGCAGAAATCACCAATCTAACCCGTACGGGCTTTAACATTGAATTTTTGCAAGGTGGCAGTCGCCAAGTGGTAAACTTCACCTATAATGCAGTTGGCTACGGTCGCGCTTTCTAATGGCTCAATCCGATCAGGTAGTACAAAATGCGACGTTCCCAAGCGTTCGCGCAGACATCAACGACAACCTTGCAGCGCTTTACAGCCAAAGTAGCGGCAACAGCGCGCCAACCGTAACGGTTGCATTTCAGCCTTGGATTGATACCAGCAGCAGCCCACCAACTTGGAAGGTAAGGAACGGATCCAATAGCGCATGGATCACAATAGGCATACTGGATCCCGCTCAATTTCAAGTCAATGGATTAATAAGTGGTGTAAATGCCATCATCAATGGCAATCCGATAATCAATCAGCGAGGTTATGCCTCTGGCACCGCGACTACAACTGCAAACCAGTACACACTGGACCGTTGGAAGGTTGTGACATCTGGTCAATCCATCACCTGGACCGACAGCGGCAACGTTCGCACTGTGACAGCCCCCGCCGGTGGTGTTGAGCAGGTGATCGAAGGCATCAACCTGATTACTGGCACCTACACCTTGAATTGGACTGGCACTGCCTCGGCAACTATTGCTGGCACTAGTGTCGCCAAAGGCGGTAATGTTTCAATTACTGGTGGAACTGACACAACCGTGCGCTTTAGCAGCGGCACGTTTTCATTAGTGCAGTTTGAATCCGGCACTGCTGTAACACCATTTGAACGCCGCAGTTACGGGCAGGAGTTGGCGTTGTGTCAGAGGTATTTTGAGACTTCTTACCCGCCAGGCGTGGCCCCCGGGACCGCGACCAGTGCTACGGGATGGGGAGGGATTTCATTGAATGCTGGCGATTTATACAACAGCTACACACCTACTTCTTTCCATGTCAAAAAACGAGCATCACCAACCATGATTGGCTATGCTGGTTCTAATGGTGTGCAAGGGCAATTATACAATGTATCGCTAGCCGCAAATCAAGGCAATATAGGATTCAGATTTGTGTCAGATTGTGGCTATACAATGTATTGCAGTAATAATGCAATGACAGCCGCCAATGCTTTTGCGGCCAATTACTCCGCCGATGCTGAGCTCTAACCAATGATCTATCAACTCACCACAGGCGACACCATCCAACGCCTTGCGGACAACGCCTTTATTCCACCCGCCCCCGCCAACACCGACTACGCCGCCTACCTGGAGTGGGTAGCTGCTGGCAACATGCCTGAGCCCGCCCGGGTGGTTGAACCTGCTAAGCCCCTGACGCCTCCTGAGCGCCTAGCAGCGGCTGGCCTTACGGTGGCTGAACTGAAGGGGCTACTGGAGATCTGATGGCTTGCCGGCTCTGGCGCTTATGGTGCCTAGCCATCGGCGAGAAAATAGGGCGCCATGACCGCGAGGCAGACGCTATAGCAATGATCAGAACGCTGATCCTGCTGAGCTACATGAGCACCAATGCTTGCATTATTGCTGGCGTGCTAAGGCATTGGAACAATTAAACTAAT